GGGGGGGGGGGGGGGGGGGGGGGGCCCCCCCCCCCCCCCGACCGTGTCTCCGTCCGCGCGGTCGAGACCACCACAGAATCGACGGGGCGCGGTGCGGGGATGGTGGTCATGCTGGAAGGTAGCAGGGCCGCTCGGGCGTCGGGGCGCCTCGCCACGGGCAGGTCAACCGGGCCGGGTGCAAGGGAGTGCGCGGGCAGGTCAACCGGGCCGGACGCAAGCAGTCCGGGCGATGCCTGCACATTGCAAGCAAGACCATCAATATCGATGGCTCGTGGCAGGGCCAGAACCTTGCCTCGGCGCGCCGCCAAGCCGCTACAATGCGGGGGCGCCGCAAGCGAAGGGCGCGACCACCACCAGGCCTAGGAGGCCAGCATGTCCGCCAAGTCCACCACCACGCCCGCCCCGACAAAGGCGCAGTCCGTCCTCGCGGACGCCATCGCCAAGAGGGACGCACTCGCCGCCGCCAAGCTCGAGATCAACGCGAGCATCCTGGCGCTGCTCCAGGACGGCCAGTCGCTCGGAGCCGTGCAGAAGGCGACGGGCGCGACGGCCCGCAAGGTGAAGCAGATCGCCGAGGCGAACGGGATCGACATCGCCCGCCAGGGCCGCAAGCTCCCCGCCCCCGGCACGCCCGAGCATGCCGAGCTGATCGCCGACCTCGACGCGCTGTCCGCCAGGTGGGGCGGGTCGTCGATCTCGAACCTGGGCTACATCCACCGGGTGCACTACGGCAAGACGACGCCGAAGGTCAAGGAGACCGTCGAGGCGTAACACTCCGGCCCGCGCCCCCCGCTCCGGCGGGGGGCGTTGCCGTTGACCACCACACAAGGAGTGATCGTGATCCAGATCGCAACCGTCGAGTGGGAGCGCAACGCGCTCGCCGCCGACATGGACCGCCAGCACGCCGACGACCAGCTGGCCCGGGTGAACGCACTGCTGCCCGCCAACTACTTCGCGTTCGGCTTCACGCCGGACGGCTACCAGCTCCCACGGATCATCATCGCCGGAGCCGACGACGAGGGCTGGACGTACAACGCCTACGTGGAGCCGCGCCTCTACAGCGGCAACGTGTACGCCCGCCACATCATCGGCATCGACACGAGCGACGCAACGCAGCCGATGCGCTGAGCGCGATCGTTCGTGCTCGGCTTCTTCGCCGCCTGCTACCTGATCGCCAGGTAGGACCTGAAGCCCCTCCGCTCCGGCGGGGGGGCTTCATGCTGAGCGGGCACGTGCTGGACGGCAAGGGGGACCTAGCGCCCCGGACCAGAACGGCCCGGGGCGGCCAGGGGCCCTGGGCCCGCGCAGGGCCCGCAAGCTCCCGGGCGATCCTGCCCCGGGAGCACACCAGAAGCTCCAGGTTGCGTCCGGCCGAGGGCACAGCTAGGGGGCTATTGCCTCGATCCTGGCGCACCCGGTGGGCGACCACGCGCCGCCGCTGGTGGCAGGCAGCGCCAGGCCCAGCCATGTCACGATCGCGACAAGGCAGATCGTCGCGAACGCGACAAGCCGCCCCCCCGGCCCGCACAGCCACCAGCGCCCCGGGCGATCCTGCCACCAGAGCCCACCAGACGCACCACAAGGCGACGCCCCGAGGGCAGAGCTAGGGCCCTAAAGGCTCGGTTTCGGCTTGACCACAAGCCTCCCAGACGCCCCTGGAAGCCGTGCATCCTGGGCCGAATGCTAGGCTAGCCACATGCACGCCCCACTCGCAGAACGCACGGCCGACCAGGTCGGCATGCAAGCCCCACTGTTCGTACCCGACAGGGCCGCAGCGATCCACTGGGTCGCGATCGGCTCAGCCATCGACCAGATCATCGACAGGCACGAACAGATGGCATGGCTCCTACGGATGGCACGACACGCCTCCCACCTCACCCAGGACCAGCTCGCCCGCAGGGCAGGCGTCGGCAGAGGCGTCGTGTCCAGACTCGAGCTAGGCCACACCAGCCCACAGGCACGCCATGTCTATGAAGCGGCAGGCCTCCACCCCGACTTCATCACGGAGATGACCACGTGACGAGCGCCTACGCCCAGCGCTACCGCGAAGCAGCGATCAGCGACCTGGTCCTGCACCCCGACAACCCCCGTCAGGGCGACATCGGCGCGATCTCCACATCGATCGCATCCAACGGCTGGTACGGAGCCGTCGTCGTGCAGAAATCGACGCAGCACATCCTCGCCGGGAATCACCGCGTCCAAGCCGCACGACACCTCGGCCTCGCCCAGGTGCCGATCATCGAGATCGACGTCGACGACGACACCGCGCTGCGCATCATGCTCGCCGACAACCGCTCCAGCGACCTCGCCACGAACGACGAAGACGCGCTCGCCCGCATTCTCACCCGCCTCGCCGAAACATCGACGCTCGAAGGCTCACTCTACGACGGCGACGAGCTCGACCGGCTGATCGCCCACCTCGGCCGCGAACCCACCAGCCGCGACGACACCCCACCGCTCGACACGTCGAACCCGACGACGAAACACGGCGACGTCATCCAGCTCGGCCCGCACAAGCTGATCTGCGGAGACTGCACCGACCCAGCAGTCTGGAGCGAGATCGACGACGCCGCGCTCATCTTCACCAGCCCACCCTACTCCGACGTGCGCGACTACACCGACGACGTCAAAGACCTCGACCCGTCGCACCTCGCGCGATTCCTCAGCCCCGCAGCGGACACCGCCGAGCTGATCTGCATCAACCTCGGCCTGATCCGCCGAGACGGAGCCGTCGTCCCCTACTGGGACACCTACACCAAGCACGCCATCGACGTCGGCCTGAAGCTGCTCTCATGGAACGTCTGGGACCGCGGCCAGCCATGGAGCCTCGGCCAGCAGATGGCGATGTTCCCGATCGAACACGAATGGGTATTCGTCTACGGCGAACGCAAAGCCGACACGAAGAAGATCGTGCGCAACCGCACATCAGGCAGCGTCGGATCGACAGGCAACCGACAACCCGATGGCACCGTCAAAGTGCGCGGAAACCGCGTCATCCACAAGGAACGCGCACTAGGCACGATCCAACGCATCCCGCCAGCAGTCGGCGGCAACGGCACGAACCACCCCGCCGTGTTCCCCGTCGACCTACCCTTGCAGTACATCCTCGCGACCACCGACCGCGGCGACCACATCATCGACCCGTTCGCAGGCAGCGGCACGACGCTGATCGCAGCCGACGAAGCAGGCCGCACATCGACAATGATCGAGATCGACCCCGCCTACTGCGACCTCATCATCAAGCGCTACCACGACAAGTGACCACGCGAAAAACAGCCGGACGCCCGACCCTGCTCGACGACACCGTCCACCGCCGGATCGTCGACGCCTGCCGCGCCGGAGCCTACTTCGAAGACGCCTGTCGAGCAGCGGGAATCCACCCACAGACCGCACACAAGTGGATGGGCGAGTACTCCGAACGGCCAGGCAAGTACCAGAAGCGGTTCATCGCATTCCGCGACGCTGTAGAGCAGGCGAGGGCAAGTGCAAGGCTGGAGAGCGTCGTACAGATCCGCATAGCAGGGCAGAACGGCGACTGGCGAGCCGCAGCGTGGTACCTCGAACGGACCGAGCCGGGCAAGTGGGGCTCGACACAGCGCCTCCAGATCAAGGGCGACGCCGAATCGCCGCTCGAGGTACGCGTCACGCACACCGACGTCGAAGCTGCACGCTCAGCACGCGACCAGATGGCGAAACTCGGACTGAAGGCGTCCAGTGACGACCAGCCGAGTCGAGATTCCTCGTAGCATCGCGCGCGCCACCCCGGCGATGTTCGCGATGGCGGCATCGCACGGCCTCTGGGTGCCGAAACCCCACCTCTGCCTGATCGACGACCTCTGGCTGCGCGCGATGACGGAGCCGATCCACGCCATCGTCGAGATGCCGCCACGACACGGCAAGAGCGAGCTAGGCTCGCACTGGGGCCCCGCCTGGGCGATCGGCGTATACCGCAAACGGGTGATCCTGACGTCGTACGAGGCACAGTTCGCCGCGACGTGGGGCGGCAAGGCGCGCGACGCCGTGATCTCCAACCAGGACTGGCTCGGCGTCGAAGTCGACCAGCGCACCGCGGCGCGCGACGCGTGGAACCTGATCGGCGCTGGAGGCATGGTCACCGCGGGCGTCGGCGGCCCGATCACCGGCAAGGGCGCAGACGTGCTGCTCGTCGACGACCCCGTGAAGAACGACCGCGAAGCGCTCTCGCCGAAAACGCGCGAACGGATGAAGGAGTGGTGGCGCTCAACGGCGTACACCCGCCTCGAACCGGGCGGGTCCGCGATCGTGACGATGACGCGCTGGCACGAAGACGACCTCGTCGGCTACCTGCTGCGCGAAGAAGGCGTGATCGACGAGGGAGGCAAGTGGACGCGCCTACGGCTCCCCGCACTCGCCGAGCCGGACGACCCGCTCGGCAGGAGCGAGGGCGAACCGCTCTGGCCCGACCGGTACGGACTCGACAGGCTCGCGGAGCTGAAGGTGTCGAGCGGCCCGTACTGGTGGAACGCGCTCTACCAGCAGCGCCCATCGCCACCGGAAGGCGGCATGCTGAACCGCACATGGTGGCGCTACTGGACGGACGACCCGGTGACGGACGCCGACGAGTGGGACGCGATCATCGCGTCGTGGGACATGAACTTCCGCGGAGGCCCCGGGAGCGACTACGTCGTCGGCCAGGTCTGGGGCCGACACCAGGGCCGCTACTACCTGCTCGACCAGGTCAGGGGTCCGTGGAACTTCCCCGAGACGATCCAGGCGTTCACGTCGCTCTGCGAGCGCTGGCCCGCGATCACGACGCACATCGTCGAGAAAGCCGCGAACGGCGAAGCGGTGATCGCATCCCTACGCGACCACGTCCCCGGCATCATCGGCGTCCCCCCCGTAGGGTCGAAGGAGGCCCGCGTCGCGTCCGTCAGCGGCATGATCGAGGCTGGACAGGTCTACCTGCCGGAGCCGCGCCGGGAACCGTGGGTGGCAGACTTCATCGAGGAGTGTGCCGCCTTCCCGAACGCGCTGAACGACGACCAGGTTGACGCGATGAGCCAGGGCCTACGCCGACTCGCGCAGAGCCGCGTGACGAAGATGAGGAGCATCCTGCGGTGACGGTCTACGGCACCCTCAGCGACAACCTGATCCGGGCCTACGCACCGACGGAACGCGCACGGCGAACGCTGATCCTGAACGCGTGGAAGGCGTACGACGGCTTGCACCCCGCGAGCCTCATGCTCGCCGATGACGCGCCGGACGACAACCTGCGCCTCGCCTACCCGGAGCTCCTCGTCGATACGAACGTGATGGCGCTGTTCGGCACGGAGCCCGAGTGGAAGCTGAACGGCGAGGGCGAGGAGTCAGAGTCGCCAGAGGCCGTCGCGTTCGAAGCGTGGGAGGAGGACCAGGGGCTGCTCGTCACGTTGCAGCGCATCGCGACGGCGGGCGGCATCGGAGGCACCGCGTTCTACAAGATCGACGTCGAGCCGGACGACCCGATGCCGGAAGTGAAGGTGCTCGACCCGGCACGCGTGCAGATGTTCTGCGACCCCGACGACGACGATGACTGCTGGGCGTACCTGATCGAGTGGGAGACGATCAACACGGATGGCCGCAAGGTGTACCGCCGCCAGATCATCGAGCGCACGTCGAGCACCAGCTGGACGATCCGCGACGAGGAGGCGCGCGACCAGGGCGGGCGCTACGCCGAGCGTGCCGCGCCGATCACCTGGCCCTACGACTGGCCGCCGATCGGGTGCTGCCAGAACCTCCCCGCGCCGCGCGGCTGCTACGGCAAGCCCGACCTCACGATCGCCGCTATCGACACCTGCTACGGCATCAACCGGGTGATGTCGAACACGAACAAGATCATCCGCCTGCACGCCCACCCGAAGCTGATCGGCACCGGCTTCGACGCCGAAAGTGTCCGCCTCGGCCCGGACGAGATGGTGACGCTCTCCAACCCCGAGGCGAAGATCAGCGCGATCGAGATGTCGAGCGACCTCGCGTCGTCGATCAGCTTCCACGACAAGCTCCTCGACGCGTTCCACGAAACGAACCGCCTACCAGCAGTCGCGACGGGCAAGCTCGACAACACCGGCCAGCTCTCAGGCGTCGCGCTACGCATCCTCTACGGCCCGCTCGTGCAGCAGATCGAGCAGAAGCGACTCACATACGGCCCGATGGTCGAGGAGATGATCCGCCGCGTGATGCTGCTGATGGGCCACACCGTCGACGTGACGACGACATGGCCCGAGATCGTCCCGGGCGACCCGCTGCAGGAGCGCCAGGTCGCGCAGATCGACGCCGCCCTGGGAGCGTCGAAGCAGACAATCCTGACGCAGCTCGGCTACGACGCGCAGACAGAGGTCGACGCCGCACAGGCAGAGGCGCAGAACGCGTTCAACGCCCAGGCACAGGCATGGAGCCAGGGCATGCCCGGGCCGTCGATGATGGGCTAGCGTGGCGACGATCGCGGAGCAGGCGCTCGCCGCTATCCGCGACTTCGAGACGTCGAGCGGGCCAGCCCTGCTGCGCGTCGTGCAGGCCTGGATCAACGCCCGCAAGCGGATCAATCAGCGCATCGACGCGCTCGCACGCCCAGGCATGACGGAGGCAGCGGCATACGAGACGCAGCGCCTCCAGGACCTACGCCAGGTCATCGACGAGCAGATGACGCAGGCCGCGCAGCGCTCGACAACGCCGATCACGGGCCTGCAGAAGTCGGGTGTGAAGGCGGGCGCGGACGCGATGGAGGAGGCGATCGGCGTGTCGTCGAGCTTCGTCGGCGTGCCCGACCGCGCGCTCGCGGCGTTGACGACGACGCTGTCGCACCAGCTCGCGCCGCTGATGGCGTCGATCGCGGGCGAGAACGCGTCGATGCTGAAAACGACGCTGGCAAACGGCGTCGCGCTCGGCAAGCACCCGAGCGTCGTCGCGCGCGAGATGCGCAAGCAGGCCGACATGACGGTGTACCGCGCGAACCTCGTCGCGCGCACCGAGATGCTGCGCGCGTACCGCTCCGGCGCGCAAGCCGCGATCCAGGACGCGGGCATCGACGAGTGGGTGTGGCTGTCGATCCGCGACCAGCGCACCTGCGCGACGTGCTTCGCGATGAGCGGCAACCGCTTCCCCGTCGGCGTGCCGCTCGACAGCCACCCGAACTGTTTCCCTGGCGGCGTCGTCGTGAGCGGGCCGCGCGTCGTCGCGTCAACCGAGCGTGGGTATACCGGTCAGCTCCTGCACCTTCGCTTCCAGTCGGGGTCGACGCTCACCTGCACCCCCAATCACCCACTGCTCACATCGACTGGCTGGCGCAAGGCGCGCACGCTCAAGGAGGGCGACGATGCGGTCCGCTACGTCGGGGACGAGCGGGCTCTGGCGCGCATCGCTGGCGACGATCACCAGCGTCCAGCCCGCGTCGAGGATGTAGCGCGAGCGGCGAGCGGCGCGTTCGGCGTGCGCGCCCGCGAAGTGCCAGCTTCCCGACCAGACCTCCACGGCGACGGGGCTGGCAGCGAGGTCTACGTTGTACGGGCCCACGGCCTGTTGATGGACGGGTTCGACGCCGCGCTCGCGGAGCCAGGTGGCGATCAGGCGTTCAGCGGTGGAGGTGTTCGACTGTGCTCGCTGTGTGCCGAGCGCGCGTCGCTCCAGCTCAGCAATGCTGGCCGTCGATCCGCGTCGGGCGGCATGGGCAGCGGCGGTGTTGGCGATGTGCTGCTCGGGCGTGCGCTGGCTCGACATCAGGCGGTTCGCATCGTCGCGCCCGCGACGTTCGATGCCCGCTTCGCGCAGGACGCGGCGGATGGGGGTTCGACTGATGCCGAGAAGTTGCGCGATGCGTTGTTCGCTCGTCCCGGCCTGGTAGAGCTTGACTATGTGGTCGGTGTCGATGTCGAGTGGTCGCCAGGTCATCCGGTGTTCTCCTTGGAAACCCTAGGGGGATGGCACAGCGCCAATGGCATCATAGCTAGCAACTGTCGGTGTACGCAGGTGCCGTACCTGCCACAGATGGCGTCGCTCTACCCCGAGCCTGGCGACGACGCGTTCTCCAAGCTCCCGCGGGATCGGCAACTGGCGATGCTCGGCCCGGGCCGCTTCGACGTCTACCAGCAGTCGAACATGGCGCTCAGCGACTTCGTGCAGTCGACGCACCACGGCGTCTACGGCACGCAGCGCAACCTGCGCCCCGTCAAGGAGATGCGCAAGCTCGCGGGCCTGCCCGACGAGCACCTGCAGGGATTCCTCGACGCGGCCAGTCCGACGCCTGGCAAGACGAAGCGACGCAAGCCGCGCTACCGCACCGTGACGACGACAGGACCGGACGGGTCGCAGGTGACGACGAAGGTGCTGGTCAAGCACCGCCGCCGCACGACGACGAGGGCCGCGCCTATCCCCGCGCCGAAGGCCGTGCCGAAGGCCCCTGGCGGCATCCCGTCCCATATCGACGAGGCGCTACGCACCGGCGGCGCGAACATCGCGAACCTCACGCCCTCGGAGTTGACGTCGCTCGGCAACTTCGCGTCGAAGATGCTGACGGACGACTTCGTCGCAGGCGTGAAGTCTCCCGAGAACGCCACGTGGAAGGAGATCGCGCGGAAGGTCCAGGTCGAGAAGGCGCAGAGGCGCAGCGGAAAGACGACGATCACCGGGTTGACGCCGGGTGCAACGCCACGGGTAGGGCAACCGAAGCCGACCCCCCCGAAGCTGAAGTCAGAGTTGTCGCCCCTCGGCGGCTCTGTGGATGGCAAGCTCGCGACCCTCTACTACTGGCCTACGGGTGGGGCGTATGACGAGCTGTTCAAGCAGATGACGCTCGCCGACGACGCGCTCGCGAACATGGGCATCGTCCTGCCGCCGGACTACTTCAAGGTCCACGCCTACCCATACGACCTTCGCGGGGCACGCGGACGCTACCTCCCGGGCCAAGGCGACCTGTTCAGCAAGGACATGGACCGCCCAGCGTCGATCCAGATGGGGCGGGCCGAGGCGGAGAAGCACTGGAAGCTGATGCATGAGGCGTCGGCATGGACGGGGGAGCAGCGCAAGGCCTCGCTCGAGGAGTTGAAGTTCCAGGCCGAGAGTATGCGCACGACGTACTTCCACGAGTTCGGGCACCATCTCGACATGGGTCGTCCGCGGCGGCCGAGCGACGACCGCTCGCCCCGCGAGCTTCTCGTCAGGGAGATGCTGCAGACGCGTACGATCGTCACGGTTCGCGGCGGCGACTCGCCCTGGGCGTCGATGGGCTTGCGGAAGCTGCCGAAGGACAAGATCGAGTACTACACCAGCGACAACGAGATGATCGCGCGCCTGTTCGCGCAGAAGGCTGCGGTCCGATCGGGCATGAAGGTTGACCGTTGGCGGATCGACAACGGCCGGTTCTTCTCGGACGTGGAGTTCAAGCGGTTGGAGCCGCTGCTCGACAAGTACCTCGATGGGCTCGGCGTGCTGCCGATGAAGACGGTCGAGTCGAAGGTCGAGGCGAAGGCCGTTAGCAAGCTGGCTGGTGCCGAGCTGAAGACGACGGTGCGGCTGAAGCCGATGCAGCCTTACGAGGCAGAGACGCTTCTCAACGATTGGATCAAGAAGGGGGGTGAGGCAGGGCGCCACCCTGCACACGCAGAGGAAGATTCGCTCTTGGCAGCCATCTATGATCGCGTCGGTGCGCATGCAAAGCCTACATATGCGACGTTCGAGCAGGTCGATACGCTTGTTGGCGAGGGGTTCGAGGAGGTCTGGCGCGGAGGCGGTCACCATATTGAAGACTTCATGACCGGTGAGCGGCACTACGCAGGAACCGGCATCTATGGCGACGGAACCTACATGTTCTCTATGAGCAAGAGTGATGCAAGAACAGATATCTTCACAAACAAGATGCCTCGTACTGAGGCCATTCGCACTGCACGGTTCCGCGCAGCGGATGGCTCGTTCTCATATTCGGCCGTCGTTGACGAATGGGCAGGGAAGATCCCTACCCGTCCGCTCGGACGTAGTTCCGCTGCGAAAGCGTGGGACAAGAAGTGGCTACCTATTCATCTTGAACACGCCCGCGGAATCGTTCGCGGCGTAATCAAGAACGATGCGAAGATCGCGACTAAGACCGACCTAGCCAACCAGCGCCGCTCATGGTATGGGAAGCTGAACATCAACCCGCTCTGGCAAGAGATGCCGGAATCATCGCGTGACTACAAACTCGGCTGGCTCATGCATGACGACGGACGATTCGCCGCGATGCTGGGGTACGACGGCTACTTCTGGCCGCCAACCGTCGAAGCGCGCCGCTACCGTCTCCTCCCGGGCGAAACGCGCGTCATCCTCAACCGCGGCGCACTGGTCATGGTCGACCACCCCGTTCTGCGCGCCGAAGTCCGCGCAGGCAAGGACATCCACCTCACCGACGAACACCTCTGGGATCGACGATGGAACCTCTAATTACCCGCCTCATCGCACTGGAGCGCAAAGCACGTCCAGGGATGACAGCCGACGAGTCTCGACAGCTCGCAGCGGAGAAGGCAGCGATTCAACGCGAACAACAGGCACGCTGGGCAGCGGAAGCGAAGAAGCGATGATGACGAGGGAACGCATCTACGAGCTGACGACGAAGGACGAGCAGGACCGCTTCAAGATCGGCTTCCTGCGCTGGCTCGCGGAGTCGCGCGACGTCCCCGAGATCGACGTCGAGCCGACCATAGGTGTACCCTCAAAGCGTCAAGGCAACGCAGGGAGCACGAAGTGAGCGATCAGAGCGACACCCTGTCCGACGCCAGCGGCGCGGACGGGGCAGACGACCAGGGGTCGTCGAACGCTGATCCGGCCCAGGGGGCCAGCACCGACACGTCGTCCCAGGGGAACGACGCGAAGCTCGCCGCGGAGGCGGCGAAGTGGCGGACCCAGTTCCGAGAGGCACAGAAGCTGCTCGCAGAGCAGGCCGCGCGGATCAGGGAGATCGACGAAGCGAAGCTCTCAGCGGAGGAGCGCGCCGCACAGCGCGCCGCCGACGCCGAGGCTCGGGCGAGGGAGCTGGAGTCGAAGCTCGCCGCCGTCGAGATGCGCCAGCAGGTCGTCGACGCCGCGCTGAAGGCGAAGGCCGTCGACCCCTCCACGGTGTACGCGCTCCTGAAGGACGACTTGACCGCTGACTCCAACATCGACGCCGCTGTCAAGGCGCTGCTGAAGGAGAAGCCGTTTCTCGTCCAGGCGGCGGGGACCGGTTCGTCCGCGAACGGCGGGCAGGCACAGACGAAGAAGATGACCGACGCTGAGCGCCGACAGCAGATGTACGGCCAGGGCGTCTCCTTCTTCGACCCTGAGCAGGCCGCGTTGCGTGGCGGCGGCGTCGTCATCCCCGGCGGCCCGCGCCAGCTGGGCGTCGAGGGCTAACCCCACTCACGATAGTTAGGAGGTGACTGCACCATGCCGATGAACACCTACAGCGACATCAGCGGGTTCGTCGTGACCGTGTACGAGCAGGCAATGCTCGTCGCACGCGACCAGAACCTCGCTGTGCCGCTGGTGCGCGGCTTCAACGACCGAACGACGGACGCGGCCCGCACGAACAGCCTGTACGGGACGGCGACGATGCAGTCCGTCGCTGAGACCGACGACCTCTCCAGCCAGGCCTTCACGCCGGTGGCGTACAAGACCCTGACGCCTGGCGAGGTCGCGGCCCAGTTCTTCATCACTGACCGGCGCCGCGACAACGACCCGTTCGGCGCAGAGGCCGACGCGTCGATGGAGCTCGGCCAGGCGATGTCGCAGAAGATCGACAAGGACATCCTCAGCGACTTCTCATCGCTGAACGGTGGCACCGTCGGCACCGCGGGCGGCACGATCACGTGGGGACACGTGTTCGCGGCCGAAGCGATCCTGCGGCAGGCGAACGCGCCTGGGCGCTACTCGCTCGTCCTGTCGCCGTTCCAGTTCTACAGCCTCGGCACCGTCCCGTCGATCATGAGCCTGGCGCGCAACGACCAGCAGCTTCAGGCGCAGATCCACGACTCCGTGAACCCGCGGCCCGGGATGATGGTGTCGATCGGGAACGTCGACATCTTCACGACCGCGAACATCGCCGCTGGCACCGCTGCTGTCGGCGCGATGTTCGCCCGCGACGCGCTCGCGTTCGACACGCGCCGCAGCCCCCGTATCGAGCCGGAGCGCGACGCGTCGCGCCGCGGCTTCGAGCTGAACCTGAGCGCTGTCTACGCGCACGGCGTCTGGCGCCCAGAGTGGGGCGTCCAGGTGATCGGCACCGGCGTCGCTCCGACCGGCGCGTGATGAGGGGGTGACACCATGACCGCAATGAACGCTCACACCGTCACGATCAACACGCCGATCGTCGGCGGCACCGCCGTGCTCCTCGTCCAGGCCCCGAAGGCCGCGGGCGGCGGCGGGCTGACGATCACCGAGGCGCACCTGACAAACGGGTCGGCCGTGACGACCGCGGGGTTCGCCGTGAACCTCGTCAAGTACACGGGCGGCACGACGAACGCGGGCACCGTCGCCGTCTGCGGCGGCACCGCCACCGGCTCGCGCGCACCCGGCGTCGGCACCGTCCTGAACGAGCTTCGCGGCTCCGTGAACGGCCCTGCGCTGAACGGCGTCTGGCTCGCAGCGGGCGACGCGATCCTCGTCGACGCGTCCGCCGTCAACTCGGGCACCGTCTGCCCACGCTCCGACTTCTCCATCACCTACGTGATGGGCCGCCAGAGCGTCTGATCGACCCCGTACGCTTCGATGGCCCGCCGTCCCCCCCAGGAGGCGGCGGGCCTTCAACCTGGTCCTGGGGATGATCCTGGGGGTTCGACGTGAAGATCCTTTGGCACAGTAACGCGCCGTGGGCGGCGACGGGGTACGGCGCGCAGACGGCGCTGTTCACGCCGCGCATCAACGCCATCGACGGCTATAACGTCGACATCTCGGCGTTCTGGGGCCTGATGGGGAACGTGCTCGGGTGGAACGGCATGGAGGTCTACCCGACGGGCATCGCTCCGTACGGCAACGACGTCATGTACCTGCATGCCCGCGCAGCTGGTGCCGACGCGCTCTTGACGCTGATCGACGCGTGGGTGATGAACGCCGACCCTGAAGGGCGGATGCCGTGGGTGCCGTGGTTCCCCGTCGATCACGACCCGGTGCCGCCGATGGTGCTGGAGCGGGCACGCGAAGCGACGATCGGGATCACGATGAGCCGTCATGGCCAGCAGGCGATGGCGGACGCGGGTGTCGAAACGCTCTACATGCCGCACGCGTTCTCGCGCCAGTTCTTCCACCCCGACCCTGAGCAGCGCGACGCGGCGCGCGCATGGATGGGTCTGCCCGACGACGCGTTCCTGTTCGGCATGGTCGCTGCGAACAAGGGCGGCTACCCGAGCCGCAAGTCGATCCCGCAGGTGTTGGAGGCGTTCGCGCGGATCGCAGCCGACCACCCGACGGCGTACCTGTACCTCCACACCGAGGTCGGCGGGTTGATGCAGGGCGTCAACGTCGCGGACATGCTGGTACGGCTCGGCATCGCTGACCGCGTGAAGGCCGCTGACCAGTACCGGTCGATCTGCGGGCTGATGAACGCCGACTTCATGCGCGGCATCTACAACGCGCTCGACGTGCTCGTCAACCCGTCGATGGGCGAGGGGTTCGGCGTGCCGATCCTGGAGGCGCAGGCGTGTGGCTGCCCGGTGATCGTCGGCGACTGGACGGCGATGGGCGAGCTGTGCTTCTCCGGGTGGAAGCTCGACCGCGAATCGGAGGCCGAACGCTTCTGGACCGCACAGGGCGCGAACCAGTACCTTCCCCACGTCGATGCGCTCGCCGAAGCGATGGGGCAGGCAATCGTGATGGCGCGCGAGCCGGACGTGCGCGACCTGGCGTACCGCGCCGCGCAGGCATACGAGATCGACACGGTGATGGAGCGGTTCTGCGTGCCGGTGCTCGCCGAGATCGAGCGCCGCATCCGACCGGTAGCGCGCGTCGCGTCCGTCGCTGTCGAGGCGGGCGCGTGATGCTGTCGATCATCCTGCCGACGATCACGGGCCGCGAGGACTCCTACCGGGAGTGCCGCGCGGCGTACAGCGCGACGCTCGACGTCGAGTACGAGGTCGTGACGCCACTCGACTACATGACGGTCGGCGAGGCGTGGAACGCTGGCGCGTTACAGGCGTCGGGCGACACGTTCCTGTTCGCGATCGACGACGCGGTGCCGCAACCCGGCTGGTACGACGCGGGGATGCTGTGCGTGAAACGCGGCGTCCTGCCATCGCCGACGCTGTGGTTCGCCGACGGGTCGCTCGAGGGGGCGGGCACGATGGGGTTCGGCGGGTTCCTGCCGCTCGCCGCGGACGGCGTCGAGTGCCGCAGCGCGGGCCTGGTGTTCGTCGACGCGAAGGCGTGGCGCAGGACCGGCCCGTTCCTGCCGATCCACTACTACTCCGATGACGAGTGGTCATGGCGGTGGCGCAAGCAGGGCTGGCTGGTCCAGGTGTGCCACGGCTTCGCGTTCGCGCACGGCCATAACCCGGTCGGGCGGCAGGAGATGCAGGCGCGGGCGATGCGTGACCGCGAGGCGTTCCTACGAGCAGCGGCGGGCCTCGACCCGTTCCCGTCGTGACGACGTACCGTGAGCGCTGCGCGGCACTCGCCGAAACGCTGCGCGAGGTTGGTCCGGGGCATGACGACGAGTCGGCGATCCTGATCGGCTTCATCTGCGCTGCCGAGTTCACGACTCCCTCCGGGACACGCTGGCTCGCGCGCTACATCGGCGATGGCGATGGCGACCCGGATGGCATCACCATCTGGCAGGGCGACGGCTACCTGCACCACTCGATGAGCGCGACCTGGCCGACAGAGGAGGACGAGTGAACGTGCTGATCACGGGCGGCGCGGGCCTGATCGGCACCGCCGTCACCCGCCTCCTCGACGCGGAACATGACGTCCTCGTCGTCGACCCGCGCGTGCAGGAGGCGCGGCAGGGCTCGGCGTGGCGCGGCGACGTCGAGGGCTACGTCGAGCTGGGATCGTGGTACGACCCTGGCCCGGACGTGATCGTGCACCTCGCGTCGCCCGTCGGGCCGCTCGGCATCCTCACCGGCTCCCCCGTCGCGAGCCAGATCATGTCCGCGACCGCCGCCGTGATCCGCCTCGCCGAACGCCACCCAGCCTGCCGCGTCATCAACGTGTCGACGTCCGAGGTGTACGGCGTCGGCGGTGTCTACCACCCGTTCACGCGCTGCTCGGCACCGGGTTACCGTTGGAGCCGCCGGTTGGCGTACGCGACGGGGAAGCTCGCGGCGGAGAACGACATCATGAGCACTCTCGGGGAGCGGTGCGTGACGATCCGGCCGTTCAACGTCACCGGCCCCGCGCAGGACGCCGCGAAGGGCTTCGTCGTGCCGCGCATGGTCGACCAGGCCCTCGCGGGTAGGCCGATCACGGTCTACAAGCCGGGGACGCAGCGGCGCGCGCTGCTCGACGTCGGCGACTTCGCGCGCCTCGTCCAGATCCTCATCGACGACGCGTGGCCCGGTGGGCGCGTGCTGCTCGCCGGGAACCCGTCGAACGAGACGACGATGCGCGACCTCGCGCTGGCGGTACGCGACGAGGTCGAGGCGCAGACGGGGGCGACGAGCCCGGTCGAGGTCGTCGACCCGGTCGCGTTGCACGGCTACGCGTTCGAGGAGGCGGATGGGATGACGAAGCTGCCGGACATCTCGGAGACGACGACGCTGACGGGGTGGTGGCCGCAGCGGCCGCTAGCGTCGATCATCCGCACCGCGGTCGAGGAGCGCAGGGAGGCGCGCGCGGTACGCTCTGCGCATGAGCACACCTGACGAGGGCGTCGTCGTCGTGGTCGACGCGCCCGCCTCTGCCGGGACGGGACCGGCCGAGCCCAGCGACCCGGAGGAGTAGGACGTGGCGACGACAGCGAAGGTCTACTCGAAGGCGAACGGGTACTTCGTCGGCGGCTCGATCGCGTTCCAGACGGACACGATCAAGTGCGCGCTGTGCAAGCCGACGTACACGCCGACGCAGAACACGGACGAGTTCTGGTCGACGCCGCAGGCGCAGGAGCACACGTATGGCGGCAACTACTCCGCGGGTGGTGCGACGCTCGGGTCGAAGACGAAGGCGACGGCGACGACGGTGACGACGCTCGACGCGGCCGATACGGCGTGGACGGGCCTGTCCGGGACGGCGCGGTACGCGGTGATCTACAAGGACACCGGCAACGCCGCGACGAGCCCGCTGATCGCGTACGTCGACTTCGGCGCTGACCAGGTGCTGTCCGCCGTCGACTTCACGATCGTCTGGGCCGCGGGCGGCATCGCCACGTTCACGGTGAGCTGACGCCGTGGCGTCCGGCGACGTCCTCGCGATCTTCGACGCGCGCATGGCCGTGATGCCGACGACGAACTACCCGCAGTTCGTGATGCGGAACCTGCACCCGTGCCTCGCGTTCGACACGACGACGCAGGAGACGGTCTACTTCGAGGGCTACATGCCAGCGAACTACGCGGGCGGCAACCTCGTCGTGATCTGCGTCTGGGACGCGGCGACGGCGACGACGGGCACGATCGGGTGGGACGTCACGTTCGAGCGTCAGGACGCGGGCACGCTCGACGTCGACGCGGACAGCTTTGCGACGGCGCAGACGATCACCGCCGCGACCGTGTCCGGCACGTCCGGCGTCCGCTCGGCGACGCAGGTGACGTGCACGGCGGGGTCGACGGGCACTGATAGCGTCGCGGCGGGCGACCCGTTCCGGCTCCGGGTCAGGCGCGACGTCGCGAACGACACGGCGGCGGGCGATGCGAACCTCGTCTACGCGGTCGTGAAGGAAGCCTGAGCCGTGGCGCGCTCGTTCGCGCGAGCGTCGTCGCGGTACATGCTGAAGACGACGACGCCCGCCGTCGTCGCGGTGCCGTTGACGATCGCGGCGTGGTACAAGAGCACGGGGAGCTACACGACGGCGCAGATGATCGCGTCGCTCGGTCGGCGCACGACCGCCGTCTCGTTCTTCAACCTCGGCGTCACGACCGGCGGCTTCTTCCGCGCCGAGACGTGCCTGACGACGACGCGATCACTCGCGACCGGCACCGTCTCTGTCGGCACCGGCGTCTGGCACCACGGCTGCGCGGTGTTCACGGGCGTCGCGAGCCGCGACATCTACACCGACGGGGCCGATAAGCAGTCGAACACGACCTCGACGACGCCGACGAGTATCAACGGCTTCCAGGTCGGCGTCGGCTACCCGACGACGGCGGCGACGCTCGGCGAGTACGCCGACGGCGACATCTGCGAGGTCGGCGTCTGGAACGTCGCGTTGTCCGCGACGGACATCGCGAACCTCGCCGCGGGCATGTCGCCGCTGCTCGTCCGCCCCGACGCGTTGAAGCACTACATTCCCGCGTCGGGCTTCCACTCGACGGAGGTCGACTGGGGCCAGACGCCGGGGCTGACGCTGACGAACAGCCCGGGCACGTCGACTGACGAGCCGTACCAGCTCCAGCGCGTACGCCCCGTCTGGCAGCCGTGGCATCACTGGCGCACGATCCTCCCGGTCGACCTCGCCGCGACCGTCGCGGTCGCGAGCCCGGCGGCGACGGTGACGCCGTACCTGACGCCCGCCGCCCCCGCCGTGTCGTACGTCGCTGCGGGCGCGGTCGCGCAGGCCGCGTCGGGCAACGTCACGCCCGCGCTGCCCGCCGGTATCCAGACGGGCGACGTGCTGCTGCTCTGCCTGGAGTCGGCGGACAACGTCACGTCGACGCTGCCCGCGGGCTGGACGAAGCGGGCGGAGACGAATCAGGGCACGTACCTGCGTCAGACGATCGCGTCGGACGTGTACACGTCGGGCGACTCCGCGCCGCTCGTCACGCACGCCGCGGGAAACGCGGTCAAGGCGCGGATCTTCGCGTTCCGCAACGTCGACACGGCGGCGACGGACGGCGTCGACCAGATCGCGGCGCAGGGCAACGCGTCGACGACGACGTGCACCGCGCCGACGGTGACGCCGAGCGTCGCGAACTCGATGCTGGTATTCGTCGGGTCGGAGGCGACGAACGCCGACACGTCGAACGCGCCGACGTGGGCGTCGTACTCGGGCGCCGACCCGGCGAGCTGGACGGAGGTCGACGACTCGGCGTATGAGGGCGGGTCGAACGAGATCGGCGGCGCGGTCGCGTACGGCGTGCGCGCGTCGACGGCGGCGACGGGGACGCGCACCGCGACGATCACGGGGGCTGGTGCTTCGACGGTGAACGTCGGCGCGCTCGTCGTGTTGAAGGCGCTCACGTACGCCGCGACGGAGACGATCACGCTCCTCGCCGCCGCGCCGGTCACGGACGACGCGCCCGCGCCGACGTTCACGACGGGCGGCGGCGGCGGCCCCGTCACCGTCACCGTCACCGCCGCCGCGACCGTCGCCGTCGCAGGCGTCGCGCCGACGAGCCTCGGCTGGGCGCTCACGCAGACATCGGCGGCACCGGTCGCGGCTGCTGCTCCCGCTCCGTCGATTCAGCGCCCGCTCGCCGTCTCCGCTGCGGCGTCTGTCGCTGTTGCGGGCGTCGCGCCTGCGAGTATCGGCTGGTCGTTGACGGTATCGGCCGCCGCGCCCGTCGTCGTCGCCGCGCCGTCGCCGGGTGCGGCGTGGAAGCTCGGCGTCGCCGCGGACGCGCAGGTGTCCGTCGCGGGCGTCGCGGCGTCGATCCAGCGCCCAGTCACGATCACGACAGCCGCGCCTGTCGCCGTCGCCGGGGTCGCGCCGAGCCTCGCGTGGGCGTTGACGCAGACGAGCGCTGCGCCCGTCACCGTCGCGGGCGTCGCGCCGACGATCAGTGCGGGCGTCATCCTCAGCGTCTCCGCGCCCGCCGCCGCCACCACTGACGCTCCCGCTCCGAGCCTCGCGTGGGCACTGGCCGGGGCGACCGGCGCGGTCAGCGTCGCGGGCGTCGCGCCGACGATCCAGTCCGGCAAGATCGTCGTGGTGTCGTCGCCAGCAGCCGTCGCTGTCGACGCGTTGGCGACGTCGACTTCCTGGACGGTCGGGGCTACCAGCGCTGCTGTGGTGGGCGTCGCTGCGGGGGCGCCCACCCTATTCAGGGCGCTCAGCGTCGCGGCAGCAGCGCCCGTGAGCGCCTCTGGTGCCGTGCCCGGGCTGGGGTGGGCCATTGGCGCAGCGACAGGGCTGGTGCTGGTCGACGCTGGCGCTCCGACGCTCGGCGGCGCGGCGTCGATCACCGTCACAGCGCCAGCGCTCGTCGCGGTGTCTGCTGGTGCGGCGTCGTTCCTGCGCAGCGTCACCGCTGGGCCAGCCGGTGTATCGGCGGCCTCGCCGCCGTCGACCGCTTCATGGCGCATCGTCGCCGTGTCGAGCGGTGTCAGCGTCGTAGCGTATGCCCCGGTGCTGGCCGCTGGGCGACAGTCCGAGCAGTACGGGAGCATCGACGAGGCGTCGTTCGCTGCGATCGACGGGGCCGCGGCAGCGCTCGACGCGTTCAGCGTCGTGGGGGTCGAGTCGTACACTCCGGGAGGGCTAGATGGCTGACTTCGAGATCACGCGAGGCGCGGAACGACCAGGCGTCGTCTACCCGATCACGCAGGGCGGGACCGCCGTCGATCTGACCGGGTGGCAGTCGATCGCGTTCAAGGCGCGCGCCGTCGACGGCACGGCGCTCGTCATCAACGCAGCGGGGTCGGTGCTGGGCACCGTGACGATGGGCACCGTCGCGTATGCGTTCGGGACGGCGGACACGCAGCAGGTCGGCGAGTACCGGGCACGGTTCGAGGTCGTGTTCGCGACGGGCGAGCTGGTGACGCCGGAGTTCACGGTGCGCGTCGTCGACGCCGCGCCGTACCGCTCGAGCCCGGGCGCGCGTGACACGATGGGCTGGCTGATCGCCAGGGTGCGCGACCTGCTCGACGACCCGGCGGGGCCGAGCCAGGAGTTCGACGACTACGAGGTGCAGGCGGCGCTCGACCGGCACCGCGTCGACGTGCTCGACGCTGGGATCTACCCGGACGCGAAGCGGTCGACGGCGAACTTCGCGGTGTTCAAGCGTTACCCGCTGCCGGGGACGGAGTGGGAGTCGGGGACGGCGTTCGTCGTCACCGACATCAACGGCGGCACGGTCACGGGGTACACGCTCGACCCTGACAGGGGCGTCGTCAACTTCGCCGCTGACCAGCGCGGGTCGGCGTACTTCGCGACGGGCCAGGTGTTCGACGCGCACAAGAGCGCCGCCGACCTGTGCGACCGGCTGATCGCGCGGTATAGCCGCGAGTTCGACTTCGCGACGGGCCGCCAGACGTTCAACCGCTCGGTGCGCGTGAAGCAGCTTCGCGACCTCGCGAACCACCTGCGCTCGCAGGGCAGCTTGCAGACGGCGCGGATCTACCGCGGCGACGAGGCGGGCATCTACCGCCAGAAGGTCGTCGTTCACGGCCAGGCGCGCGACTCCGAGCACCGGGTCTAGCCGATGCTGTCGGACCGTGACCTCGCCGAGATGGAGGCCGCGGCGGAGGCCGCGTTGCCGTCGTGGTGCTCGATCAGCCGTGGGACGGAGGTGAACGACCACGGCGATGTGTCGAAGACGTGGCGGATCGTCGCGACGACGCGCTGCCGGGTCGACGTCACGTACGGCTCGGACGACCTGTCCGAGCGGCCCTATGCGGAGCGCGTCGCGGACGTGATGACGTTCTACGTGACGATGCCCGCGAGCGTCGACGTGACGAGCCGCGACCGGATCATGGTCGGGGCCCGCATCCTGGAGGTCGTCGGCGTCGACGATGCGCAGAGCTGGCAGATCACGAAGCGGGCCGTCGTGATCGAGGTGGCGGTGTGAACGAGGTGCCGCGGATGACGTACGTGTCGCACCTGCCCGAGCACATGAGCCGCGTCGATGCGCAGACGAAGGCGCTGGTGCGCTGGGGCGCGGTCACGCTCGCGGGGCTGATCAAGCTGTCGATCGTGCAGCACAAGGCTGTCGATACGGGCAACATGCTGAACAGCGTGCAGAGCCGCAACGTGTTCCCCGGCCACGCCGTTGTCTGGGTCGGGGCGGACTACGCGCACTTCGTCAACTACGGGCACTTCACCGTCGGCCGCAAGTCGTACGTCGAGGCCAGGCCGTTCTTCGACCACGGCTTGTCGCTGTTCTCGCCGATCTGGGCGGACGCCGTGAGGCGGCTGCGGTGAAGGCGATCAGGCAGGGCGTCTACACCGCGTTGACGCAGAACGCGGGCGTCGCCGCGCTCGTCGGCCAGGGCGTCTACCACCGCCTCGCGCCCGAATCGGCCGTGTTCCCGTACATCGTCATGCAGCAACAGTCCGGCGGCGAGCTGTACAGCTTCGGGGGCCGCGTCGCGCGGCAGACGATGTGGATGGTGAAGGCGATCGCCGCCACCCACGCCGATGCCGAAGCGATCGACGATGCGTGCGACCTGGCGCTGACCGACGCCGCGTTGAACGTCGCGCCGTACCGCCTGCTGATCTGCCGCCGCCAGCAGGGCATCGACTATCCGGAGCGTGACGGCGCTACCGTGATCCACCATGTCGGCGCTCTCTACCAGATCGAGGTGACGTGATGCCCGCGTTCGTGCACGGCAAGCAGACGAAGGCGTACCTGGATGCGTACGACTTCTCCGCGTCGATCAAGACCGGCGCGTACGCCGCCACGGTCGACACCGCCGAGGTGACGACGTGGGGCTCATCGGACAAGGTCTACATCCCGGGCCTGGTCGACGCGACGCAGAGCTTCGAGGGCTTCTACTCGGGCGGGTCGGCGGAGTTCGACCAGTGGGCAGCGGCAGTGCTCGGCGGCACCGCGAAGCAGATCATCTCGCTCTGGACCGAGTCGGGCGACACGCTCGCCGCGTACGGCTTCGGCATGCGCTGCGACTCGACGCGGTACGAGGTGCGGTCACAGACGGATTCCGCTTCGACGTTCACGTTCGAGGCACAGTCGAGCGTCGGCGTCGACCGGCTCCAGAGCCTCTATGCGAAGGGCGCGGTCGCTGCGGCGGGGACGGTGCCCGCTGCTGATAACGGCGCGTCGAGCACGTTCGGCGGCGCGTGGTACGTGCACGTGTTCAGCGGCACGGTGTCGGCGTGCACGCTGCTGATCGAGCACTCAGCGACGCAGGGCGGCGCGTACGTGCCGATCGGCACCGTCCAGTTCTCCGGCACGATCGCGTCGCCGCTGCAGGGCCTCTACGCGGCGTACGGCGACATCGCGGGGACCGTGAACCCGTTGAACCGCTGGGTCCGCGTCAACCCGACCGTCGTCACGGGTGGCGCTATCGTCATGTCGGCGGGCCTCGCCCGACGCTAACCCCCCCCAGATAGGAGGAACCGATGCCCACATTCGCGCACGGCAAGGCAGCCGTCGTGAAGATCGCAGACTCGGGCTCGACGCTGCGCGACATCTCGAACGTCGCCCATGTCTCGGGCCTCGCGCGGAGCGTTGACACGGCAGAGGTGACGACGTTCGGCCTGAACGACAAGGCGTACATCGCTGGCCTCAGGGACGCGACGATCCCGCTGGAGGGCTTCGCCGACCCGACCGTCGACGGCTACCTCGTCGGCATCCTCGGCGGCACGCCCGCGAACTACGAGATCTACCCGATGGGGTCCGCGACGGGCCTGATCAAGCTGTCGGGCTCCGCGATCCTGACGCGGTACGAGGTCAGGCCCGACGTGGGCGATGTCGTCAAGATCACCGGCGAGCTCCAGAACACGGGCGTCATCACGCGCGCGGTGCTCTAATGCCGAAGGCTCCTGGGGCGATGGTCACGATTGACCAACTTCGCGCATTCGCGGATGACCTGCCGACGCGGGTCGTCGACGTGCCTGGCCTCGGCAAGGTGAAGGTGCGTGCGTTGACGACGGGCGAGGTGCGCGACATCCTGCGCTCCGTCGAGTCGGAGGACGGCGGCGAGTTGATGGCCGCCGTCCTCGCCGTCGCGTATGGCGCGGTCGACCCGGTGATCGGCCGTGACGAGGTGCCGCTGCTGCTGAACCTGCCGCCGCTGGTGATCCGCCAGCTCGGCACGACGATCACGGAGCTGAGCGGCGCGAACGGGGAGGAGCTTGCCCTTGCGGCGGCTGCCTTTCGAGGTGGCGCATAGGCCGTGGGGCGTCGTCTTCCAGCTCCCACCGGAATCGTTCGACTTCACCGTCGCCGAACGCCTCGGCATCACGGTCCGCCATCTCCATGCGGAGATGCCTGCGCGCGAGCTGATCTGGTGGCTCGCGAAGATGCACCGGGAGGTGACTGATGCTCGGGAGCGACGCCGCTGAGCTTCGCGCGCTCGTCACGGCCGACATCACCGACTACATGCGCAAGATGCAGAAGGTCGACTCGACCGGTGCTGCAGTCGCGCGTCGTCAGACGTCGGCGCTCGGGACGCTCGGCAGGTCGCTCGAGACGGGCCTGAAGGTCGGGCTGCTCGCGCTCGGCGCTGGCATGGCGGCACTCGGAGGGATCGTCGCGAAGACCGGCATCCAGTTCGAGATGACGAAGACGCGTGCGCTGGTCGCGTTCGGGACGATGATGCACTCGACGCAGAAGGCGACGGTGTTCGTCAAGCAGCTGCAGGTGTTCGCTGCGAAGACGCCGTTCAGCTTCCAGGGGTTGATCCCCGTCGCGCAGCGGATGATGGCGATGGGCTTCGCTGCGAAACAGGTGATCCCGATGCTGACTGCGGTCGGCGATGCGGAGGCGGCGCTCGGCGGTGGCGAGGAGGGTGTGAACCAGGTGACGTCGGCGCTCGGCGTGATGCTTGCGAAGGGCAAGGTCACGGGCGAGGAGATGCGTCGCTTGACGGAGGCGGGCATCCCGGGCTGGCAGATGCTTGCGAAGTCGATGGGCAAGACGGTGCCGGAAGTGATGAAGCTGTCGGAGCAGGGCCTCCTGCCCGCTGCGAAGGCGATCGACATCATCCAGAAGGGCATGGAGCGCACGTTTGGCGGCAACATGCAGAAGCTGTCGAAGACGTTCGAGGGCCAGTGGTCGAACCTGAAGGACAACTTCGAGCAGATCAGCGGGTCGATCATGGCGGTGTTCATGCCGTCGTTGACGAAGGCTGCGCAGCGGTTGAACGACTTCTTCGGCACCGCGAAGGGCCAGGAGCTTCAGGCGAACCTCGCGAACCTCGCGACGAGCTTCCTGCATCTCGGCGAGACAGCGGTCGGCGCGCTCGGGTCGATCGTGAACGCCGCGGGCGCGTTGAACAGCGCGGGCGCGCTCGGGCCGTTGCTGACGGGCGGCGTCGCGTTCTACGGCACGATCAAGGCGTTGACGACGATCAGCGGGTTGATGACGAAGATCGGCGCTGCGGGTGGTATCGCTGCTGCGCTCGGCTCGGGCGGGCCGATCCTCGCCATCGCGACCGCCGTCGGCCTCGCAGCGGCGGGGATCTACTACCTGTCGACGCAGGAGTCTGACCTGGAACGCAAGACGCGCGGCGCGTCACAGGCGATGGCGGACCAGGTGTCGGCGATCCAGAACCTGAAGGCGGCGCGGGCGACGGCGGCCGGGTCGAAGGACGCCATTGACGAGGCGCGGCTCGGCCTTCGACAGTCGAGGCTGGGCGTTGCGGGCGCGAAGACGGCGTACCAGCAGGCACTCGCGAGCGGCGACAAGGCGGCGATCGCGCAGGCGAAGCTCGCGCTCGACCAGGCGAACTTCCAGCACCACCAGGCCGTCGTGACGCTTGGGAAGGCGAAGGAGGTGTATGACGCGGCGGTGAAGGCAGCCAGGGACGCCGCGAAGAAGGTCGACGTGGCGCAGACGGCGCGGGCCGCGATGACGGCGGCGGCGTCGAACGCGGGCTATGACGCCGTGATGAAGGACCTGCCGTGGATGATGACGAGCGGCGCGAACGGCCCGGAGGCGCAGGCCGCGGCGCGCGCAGCGGCGAAGGCGTCGTCGATCGCGGCAGTCGCCGACGCGTACCGCAACTACGGCGCGATGGTCGAGGGCGCGACCGCTGACGAGAAGCAGCTCGGCGTGTCGATCAGCGACATCATCATGAAGATGCAGCAGGTCCCGGAGAACCAGGACATCAACATCGCCTTCCAGATGCTCGCCGACGGCAAGCCGATCACCGACATCGTCGCGTTCATCCAGTCGGAGATCAACCGGGAGCACCCGCCGCAGCTTCCGATCGTGATCGACCCGCGTTTCGACCTGCCCGGTGGCGTGTCGCAGAGCGCGTTCGCCGTCGCGCTCGCAGGGCTGATGCCGAAGCGAGCGGCGGGCACGCGGACATCAGGCGCCGAGGTCGCGATCATCGGCGAGAAGGGCACCGAGTACGTCGTGCCCGTGACCGGCGCGAACAGGGACCGGGGCAGGGCGCTCTGGCGGATGGCGGGCGTCGACCTCGGCATGCTCGCAGGTGGCGGTGTGCGCGGCAGGCCGAGCGGGACGGCGCAGTCGAGCATGCCGATCAGCCGCTTCGACAAGCTCGACCCGGACACGATGCGCAACTACATCGACGACTACTCGCAGCAGACGGGGCGGTGGCGCCGCTACTTCGAGCGGGACGGCACCGTGACGAAGCGCGAGAACGACGCGCTGGTGTGGCGCATGCAACGGTTGAAGCGGCTCGAGGAGCACTTCCGGCGCAGGCTGCTGGAGAAGAAGCTGAACGACGAGGCGCGCGGCGTGCGCAACTCGATCCTCGACCTGTCGCAGGACATCGCTGACCAGCAGACCAGCGGCGTCACGGCGGCGAGCGTCGACCCGCGTATCCAGGCGAATGCCGAGAAGCAGGCGTACTCGCAGGGCCTCGGCAGGATGCTGGCGGCGGTGTTCGCACAGTCCGGCGACCTCGTCCTGAACGTGAAGACGATGGCGGTCGCGCCGACGCAGCAGAACCAGTCGGCGTCGAGCCAGCTCGCGAACGCGGGGAACGACACGGCGCGGCGGCGGCAGATCACGGGTCCGCGGACACGGGTGGCGTTCGGGTGACGACGCTCAGCTTCCAGGCGCGGCGCGGCCACCAGGGCGGCGTCACGCTCGACCCGTCCGGCGTGTACGACTTCGTGCTCGACCGTACCGACTTCGGCGCGTTCGCGCCGGACGCGCAGCTCGTCACGCGCCAGCAGGACGGCTATTCGACGCTGACGGGGACGACGGTGAAGCCGCGCACGATCATGCTCGGCATCGACGCGTTCGGGCCGGACCATGCGACGGCGGCGGCGGCGGTGCAGGCGGTCATCGACGAGGCGCAGGACTGTTCGCGGAGCGGCGGGACGCTGCGGTGGGTGAAGACGGGCGCGTCGTACCCCGTCTACTTCCGGGTCCTGCATGCCGTGTACCACGTCCCCGTCGACTTCTGGTTCGACGCGAAGCAGCGCGCGATGGGGACGCTGGAGCTGCTCGTCGACCCGCTCGCGCTCGGCGACCCGATGGGGTTCCTCGACACGTTCAGCGTCGACAACGGCCCGTCGTCGGCGTCACCGGCGTGGGCGGCGGTGCAGAACGGCTCGGCGCACCAGGTCACGCGTGACCGGCTCAGGCCTGTGAACACCGCGACGCAGTGCCGCTGGGGCCGCTCCGACCGCGGCTACGCGTATACCGACGTGCAGTTGACGGTCGGGTGGAAGGCGGGCGCGGCAAGCTCGACGAGCGACGTGCGCGTCGGGATCGGCGACAACGCGAACTCCAACACGTACATCCTCGCGCGCTCGTACGACAACGCTGGGACGCGGACGCTCGCGATCATCGCGGCGACCGTGCCGGACGGCGGCGGCACGCTCGCGTCGCTCGCGATCTCAGCGATCACGGCGGACCAGCAGTACTGGCTCCGGTTCCGCCGCGAAGGGATGCTCGTCACCGCCGAGTGGTTCGCGCAGAACTCCGAGCCGACGCTCGCGGACACGCCGACGTCGAGCGTCCGCGTCGCGCTCGACGTGACGACGACGATCGCCGCGGGCCAGATCGTGTCCGGCAGCCCGCAGTTCGGCGCGACGAGTTCGAACGCGAACGACGAGTACGGCCCGTTCCGCTGCGAGCCGTTCGTGTATGTGATCGACCGGCCGCCGGGGATCGTGACGCTGCCGTACATCCCGGGCGACTCGCCCGCGCTCGCGTCGATCGAGTTCTCCGCGCCGTCCGCGGGCACGGTGCAGAACTTCGGCGCGGCCTGGTGGTGCCCGGCGCAGGCGAAGACGAACCTGTGCTGGAACGCGCTCGGCGAGGCGGGTGGTGTCCTGTCGTCGACGACGACCGGGTGGTCCGTCGCGGGCGCGAACCAGTTCGGCACGGCGACGCAGATCGTCCTCGACACGTCGGCGTTCTCGAAGGGGTGGGGCGGCACCGCGTCGTTCCGCACTGACCTGTACACGAACAGCCAGTCCGGCGCGTTCTTCCGCGTCTGGCGCCGCGCGCGCCGGGGCCAGCCGCTGGTGATGGCGGGCGTCTGGAGTGTCGCGGGTGGCGGCGGGACGGTGCCGATGCGGCACATCCTCGGGCCGGAATCGAACGACGCGGCGCGGATCGCGATGGGCACGTTGTCGGGGAGCTGGGCGAACTTCGCGAACTACTACATCGGCACGGCCGACTACCCGGTGTGGAGCTTCGGGTGGGCGAACAACGTGGCGACGGGCACCGCGCAGACGGTCTACACCGACCAGCTCTGCGCGGGCGAGGCGCCGTTCGTGACGACGTGGGCGTCGGGCGGCACCGTCTCGGCGAGCTTCGCGTCTGGCACGGTCGCGTCGCAGCCCCCGGCGGGGTGGCCCGCGACGCCGTTCTACATCGCGGGGATCTCGAGCGGCCGGTTGACGGTCGAGATCATGAAGGTCACGGCTGTGACGGGTGGCACCGTGCTCGCGCTCGAACGCGCCGTGAACTCCTCGGCGGACAACCTCGTGCGCGTCGCGTCGTCCGCGTCGGGCACGGTCGCGACGCTGACGTACAAGGACCCCGTCGTCGTCCTGCCGCGCCTGTGGGGCCGTGAAGGCGTGCACGCGACGCCGACGGACATCCTCGGCCTCGCACGCCCCGCGGCGGCGGCGTCGGCGACGCCGGAGGCGACGGTGACGGGTGGCGGCGCGTCGACGACGACGGGCGCGCACGGCACGGTCGGGTCGAACGGGTACGGGTTGCAGACGACGTCGTCGATCGCGACGGGCGTGTACTACATCGACCAGAACGCCGTCTCGTTGCCGCGCGAGGCGGCGAACGACGACATCGTCTCGGAGTGCTGGCCGCGGCTGTTGCTGAACGGTTCGGCGACGCTGCCGACGGTGATGCTGCAGACGGCGTACGAGGAGGGCGCGGGGTACCGGCCCGGGTTGGAGAACGGCACCGCCGGGTACGCGCTGCCACTGCCGAACGCGACGAGCCTGGTCTGGCGGCGTCACCGCGTCGACTCCGTCGCGATGCGCCTCGACGACTCGCCGACCGCGCCGCGTTCGGGCCTACTCGTGCAGTTGTCGACGGGGAACGGCACCGCGATCTACGCGGATGACATGATCCTCGCGCACTCGCAGCGGCTCGCGTCGCCGACGGGCGTCCCGGCGACGGCGAACCTGTACCCGCCGTTCCTCGACACCGGCGCGGCGTCGGGCACGCGCACGCGGCGTGTCGAGCACGACCTCGCGACGGGCGTCGGGTCGACGCGGGGCCGGTTCGGCGCGGCGGGCGGCATCATCGGCGACGCGGTCGTGCTGCACGCCCCGTCGAGCGACCTCGTCGTGACGGCGGAGACGACGGTGCCGAACGACGCGACGGTGACCTCGACGCAGGGCGGGTTCCCGTCGACCCTCGTCGTGGCGGTGAACGTGACGCCGCGCTACGCCGTCGTGCGATGACGACGATCCTCGCGCAGACCGCGAACGGGTACGACCAGTACGGCGCGATGCTCGCGCGCGGCGTCTGGCCGGAGTCGTACGTGCTCGACTTCGACGAGCATGGCGGTAAGCAGGCGCGGTTCACGCTGCGGCGCGACCCGGGCGTCGACTGGCCCGACGTGCAGGCGTGGTCGAAGGTGTGGATCATGGAGCAGGGCCGGTGCGTGTTCGCGGGCCGTGTGCAGGAGTCGCCGACGAGCGACGAGTCGCTCGACGTTGTCCTCGACGGCCAGCAGGCCGCGCTCGACCGCGCGCTCGTGCAACGCATGTTCGTGCATAACGACCTGTCGGCGTGGCAGGACCAGTACGCGTTGTACCAGCCGCAGCTGATCGGCGGCGGCGCGGGCACGGTGACGGCGACGCGGGCGATCGCGAGCGCCGAGACGGGGCAGGGCGCTGTCCTGTTGCAGGTCCCGGCGGGCCAGGTCGCGCCGTTGAACAGCGACGTCGCGGCGTACCTCGACCTCGGCACGGCGTCGACGTGGGCGTACGGCGTGTGGACGTGGGAGCGCGTCGGCGCGGCGTTCGCTGGCACCGTCGCGTTGTTCGGCGGGATCTCCGCGACGGACTCCTATAACCCGCAGGCGTTCGACACGGGTTACAACGCGGGGGGGAACTTCACGGCGCAGCAGTGCCTCGCGGGGACGTTGTCGACGACGAGTGGTGGGACGGCGCTGGGAGCGGCGGGGCCGTCGGCGCGCGTCGCGCACGTCGCGATGCGGAGCGGCACGATCGTCGCGGGGACGGTGCAGTACGGCGTCAAGGTGAAGAGCTTGCAGCTGTTCGGCGACGCGGCGTACCAGTCGGGCGGAACGTCGGTGCTGAAGGCGTCGGACGTCGTCGCGTGGGGCGTTGCGCAGGCGACGGAGTTGTCGTCGTCGACGAGCCTGGTGCAGGCGTCGTCGTGGTCGATCCCGCACTTCGTCGGGCCGTGGGACACGCCGCGGGGCTACATCGAGGCGGCGAACGCGTACGAGGTGTGGCAGTACGGTGTGCGTGACCAGGCCGCTTGCGAACCGGGCAGGTTGTTCTACCGGCCGGTGCCGACGACGCCGAGCCTCGTCCCGGGCCGCGGCGCGGTCTGGTCGAACGCGAGCCGCAACGACGGGTCGGAGGTGTTCACCGACTGCTACGTCGAGTTCCAGGACGCCGTCGGGAACGGCTTCGTCGTGCGCCGCCAGCAGTCGGACCAGCCGTACTACGTCGCGGGTCGACCGGCGACGGTCGCGGAGCGGGCCGGGGTGAAGAACCCGCGGCTCTTGTCCGCCGGGATGAAGCTCGACTGGCAGAGCGCGCAGCGCCTCGGCGATGTGTTCCTGCAGTCGCACCAGACGACGCCGACGCGCGGGTCGCTCGTCGTGCGCGGCGACGCGGCGATGCTGACGTACACCGCGGGCGCGCCGCTCCCCGCGAGCCTCGTCGGCCAGCACGTCGGCGACGCCGTGCTGCTGCCGGGTGTGAACACGGACACGTCGGCGACGGGGACGCTCGGGATCATCGCGGGCGTGAAGTACGACTCGGCGACGGACACCGCGGAGGTCGCGATCGACTCGCGGCGCGACATCATGGACGCGCTCCTGGAACGCCTCCGCTTGTACCAGGGGTGACGAATTCGTAGGCTTCGGCGTGGTGACGCAGAGGCCGGAGGATTGGGCGGCGTGGTGGCGTGTGCTCGCGCCGATGCTGTCGTTCGCTGTCGGGGCGGGCATCCTGATCTACGAGACGGTCGCGGAGACCGCTGACCGCGTCGTCCTCCAGGTCGTCGCGACGGCGCTGATCACCGGGACCGGCGTCCTCGTCGTGCAGGGCTGGTTGCGGCGGTGAGCGCCGTCATCGTCACGTTGACGGTCGTCGGCGCGGCGCTGCTTTTGGGCGCTTCGGCGCGGCTCGCGGTGTACCGGATGACGAACGTCGACCACTACGCCGAGCGGCTGCTCGACTGGTGCCTGCTCGCGATCGCCGCGGACGCGCTCTACGACGCGTTCACGGAGTGGTCGGACGCGGTGCCGTGGCTGGAGGCGGTGCCGCACCTCGCGATCGTGCTGCTCGCGCTCGGCTTCGTCGTGTACGCGATCCGGCCCCGTTAGGCTTCTGGTCCCCGACGATTGGAGGACGCGATGAGCGACGACGAGGCGCAGGCCCCGGACGAGCTGGCCGAGCCGGAGGCCGAGCCGGAGGCCGAGCCGGAGGCCGAGCCGGAGGCCGAGCCGGAGGCCGAGCCGGAGGGCGAGGCGGAGGCTCCGGCGGAGTAGAATCCGGGTGTCCTCCTTGCCCGGATGACACCCAGGCGGTGGCGGCTCGCCGCGTCCCTTCACCCGCTCTCTCGGCGAGCCGTCCAGCCTGGGGTCTACGCTTCGGCGTAACGATCCTGGGAGGCGCGGTGAATCTTCACCCGAAGGTAGCGGCGAGTGCGTGGGCGGCGCTCGCGGTCGCGGTACTCGCGTTCGTCGGCGAGCTGGCGAAGGCGTACCCCGACTCGACGTGGGCGCGTGGCGCGCTCGTCGTCGTCGGGCTGGTGACGCCGCTCGTCGCGGGGTACGCGAGGTCGAGCGGTGACTGGTCGAACGAGCCGGTGCCGCCGGTGTCGGTCGTGACGCCGGACGGCAAGGACACGAAGCCGGTGGCGTCGTGATCGTGTTGATGCGCACAGTCGCGTCGAGCGCGCGGCGCGCGGCGCTCGCGGGCGTGACGCGCTCAGCGGCGGTGCACTACTCGCAGGACGCGCTCGCGCGCTGGTCCGGCATCCGCGGGAAGATCCTCGGCCCGGACCAGCCGGGCTACGCGGACTGCCTCGTAGCGGGGACGCTCGTCATGCTTGACCGTGGCGAGGTTCCGATCGAGGAGGTCGTGGTCGGCGACATGGCGTTGACGCGTGACGGGTTCCGGCGTGTCGAGGCGGCATGGCTCGCTCGGCGAGATGCTGAGGTGTTCCAGATCGACCTGCCGAACGGGCGGGTTCTCCGCGGGACGGGGGATCACCGTGTCTGGACGTCACGTGGATGGAAGCGAATGCAGACCCTGCGCGCAGGTGATATGCTACATGGATGGGAGTCCTCGGAACACCCGAACGTATCGTCCACGCCGGATACTCATTCGTCCGCTACCCGGACGCACCGAAGCGGCATCACCGCGCCTACTTCCAGTCCCGGACAGTTGGCTACCTTCACCGCTTCGTCTGGGTCGAAGCGCACGGCCCGATTCCCGACGGCCACGAGATCCATCACGCCGACCACGATCCACTCAACAACGACCTGGCGAACCTGGTCTGCGTTCTTCGCTCGGATCATCGCCGCGAGTCGGCGACCGCCCGGCTTCCTCTCTCCGTCGTCTGCGATGGGTGCGGTATTCGCTACGAGTCCATCGCTGGCACTCGTGGGGAACGCCGTTTTTGCACGCCCGCCTGCGCGCAGCGATGGCGTCGCCAGCAGGGCGTCGATCTGGTCGATGCGATCTGCCCCGCCTGTCACCGAGCGTTCCAGACGAATCGCTACCGACCAGGGACATGGTGTTCCAATCGCTGTCATGCGACTAGTCGCACCCGTCTACAAGGCGGGACGTTCGGACGTGTACGACCTGACGATCCAGGGATCACCTGAGTTCTTCGCGAACGGAGTACTCGTCCACAATTGCTCGGCGTACGTGACGTGGTGCGTCTGGCAGGCACGGGTGAAGCACCGCGGCAAGGCCGGTGTCGACGTGATGAACGGCGCGAACTGGTCGAGCGGGTGGACGGGGACGCTGCTCCAGCACGGGAAGCGGCACACGTCGACGCGGTGGTGGAAGCCGGGGCGGACGCTGGTGTTCTACGGCAACCCGGTCGACCACGTCGCGCTCTATGTCGGCGGCGGCATGGTCGTCAGCCACGGCTCGGAGTCGGGGCCGTCGTACCTGCACTACTCCTACCGGCCCGACTTCAACCAGGCCCGTGCGTACAACGTCTAGGTGGGACCCCGTCGCGGGGCACTACGACCTCGGCGGGAACGGGTTGGTGTTGTGGGATGCGTGCCGCGGCGCGGAGGTCGTCGTCGAGTTGGGGTGCCGGTTCGGGCATGGCGCGGCGCTGATCCTCGACGCGCTCGGCCCGGACGGGTGCCTCGTCAGTGTCGACGTCGAGTTCCAGCTGAACAGTCGGGACCGTCAGCGGCAGGCGGACGAGCCGGTCGTGATCGTCGATGAGGATGACCGGCGGTGGACGCGGATCGTCGGGTCGAGCCTTGACGCGGGTGTGCGGGAGGACGTCGTCGCGCGGTTCGGCGAGCCGGACGTCGTGTTCATGGACTCGAAGCACGACGCCGAGCATGTGCGGGCCGAGCTCGCGGTGTGGGGGTCATCGCCGGTGGTGGTGATCCACGACACGCGGGAGCGCGGCGTGTGGGAACCGGTCTGCGAGTACGCGTGTTCGAGCGGCGCGATGCGTGACGTGCGGATGTACGCGGGCTTCCTCGGCCTCGGCGTCGTCTCGGGTCCGGCGCGGCAGGAGTGGCCGGGGGGGCGGCACTGGTCGTGGTAGACCACACGGTCGTCGTGTCGAGCGTCGAGCGGGAGCGGTGGGCGACGCGGTGGGTCGCGGCGTGCATCGACTGTGAGTGGTCGTCGTTCCACGCGTCGTATGACGAGGCGCGCGTCGCGGCTGGCGATCACGAGCCAGGGAAGGCCACTGGGAGGCGTTCTGGTGCGTCGATGTCCCAGGGGGGGGTAATCCTGCCCTTGGGGCGCTCGACGCGCCCTGGGGCCTAGGAGGGGGCGTGCTCTGCCTGGATGGCCTGCCAGTCGGCCACTGTCGAGTCGATCAGTGACGCGGCCCGGGCAAGCTCCGTCAGGATCACGCTCGGAGGGATGTCGCCGCTGCGCAATGCCAGCTCGATTGCGATCTCAACGGCGAATCGCGCGAGCGCCTCGCTCGAGTGTGCCTTCCACGGACCGCACAGATCTTCGGGCGTGATCACGGCGCGTCGTCCCGCGTGGTGAAGCGGCTGCCGAGCGTGCCGTGCTCGTCGTGCACCTCGATCATCTGGAGGCAGAAGTCGTGCACGTTCACGTAGTCGGCGCGGGGCGGGAGGAGCATCGCCATCACCGCTTCGTCGGGGACGAGTTCGTAGCGGATGTCGCGGACTTCCTCCCAGGTCGGGAGCCGTTTCGGGTGCGCGATCGAGAGGTGGTAGCCGTAGCGGTGCGTCCGCTGGCAGATCACGGTCACGCCGTCGGACGTCTCGAAGAAGCGCGTGCCGTGCGCGCCGTCGAAGGCGCTGAATGGGACCTCGCGGAGCTTCACGGCTCCTCCCCGGGTAGACCGTGGTCGAAGAAGGCGCTCGCTCCTTGAAGCGACCGTTCGGACTCTTCACGACGCTTCAACGCTTGTTTCGCGTGGCGGCGGCAGTAGAAACCGAGCGCGTCGTTCCGGTTCGAGTACAGCTGTTCGACGGCGCGCGCCGGGCAGCCCGGCCATGCGCAGTCGCGCTCGATGTTGCGCAGGTGGGCCATCATGCGTCCTTCCGGGGGGTGCCACTCGGGCACGCCGATCGCCAGTTCACGGGTTTCGTCGGCGATCTGGTTGGGCGTCATGGTCGGCAACTCCAGCTCGACCAGTCACGGCCGCCGCGCGTGATCTGCTCGACCCAGCGGGTGATCGCGGGGACGTTGTAGGGGTCGGGCGCGTCGGGGTGCGAGGCGGGGTCGATCTGGTAGATCCCGTGGTAGCGGCCCGAGCGCGCCCAGCGCCGGAGTCCCGACTCGCAGCGGGCGACGCGGACAGCTCCGGCGCGGGTGGCGCGGGGGAAGGTGTGGAGGATCTGGCAGCGCACCTCGCGGGGTGTCCAGTCGCCGGAGCGGTTGCAGCGTGGAGGAGCGGCGACGGCGTCGGAGACGACGCCGACGAGCCATGCGAGGATGCTGACCCAGATGACGAGGTAGGCGACGATCAGGATGCGCGTCACCGGCCCGCCTCCTCGATCTCCTGCATCGCGAGCTGGTGGAACTGTTCGTCGAGCAGGTCGGCGGCGGCGAGCATCAGCTCCTTCGCTTCGTTCCAGCGCGAGATCGACGGTCGCCCGCCGTAGGCGGCGTCGCGTAGCTCGTCGGCGAGTGGGCCTGCGTACCACTTCATCGCTTCTCCTTCGGGGTGTGCCGCGCGGCGGGGTCGCCGGGCGGGCTGGTCTTGCGTCCGTCGTTGACGATCCGCATGTACTCGGCGTATGCCGCGACGGCGCGGGACCGGGCGACGTGCCACGCGGCCTTCGCCGTTTCCGCTTCGCCGTTCATGCGCAGGTAGTGGTGATTCGCGGCCGCGATCCGGACGGCGCGCTCGTCATCAGTCATGGCCGAGTGCGCGTCGTGCTTGACATCACGCATCGAGGCGCTGCCCGGTCGTGCGCTGGTACGCGCGGACGATGCCGACATGGCAGACGGCCTGCGTCTGCTCGGTGATCGTGAGGAATGGCAAGAGGTCGACCGAGCGCGCGTCGTACATCGCGTGGTGGCGGCGGCAGAGCGGCACGATGTCCTCGCCGACTACGTCGCCTTCCTGGTCGTGGACGCGGCCGACGACGTGTGCCGCCTCGAGCGGTCCGTCGCACGCGCCGTAGATGGTGGCGAGGTGCAGGCGGCACACACCTTCCGCTTCGACCTTGCCTCTGGCGGTGACCCAGGTGCGTCTCATAGCTCGCGCACCGCCGGGAGGGCCCAGATGCGTTCCGCTTCGGCGGGCGTGTAGTCGTGCTCGTCGATGCCGGGACAGCCGATGTCGAACCATTCGCGGCGCGTCAGCATGCCGCCGGGGCGTAGCTCGCGCGGCCGGTCGCGGTCGCGGTAGCCGACGGCGCAGCGGCGGATCTCGGCGACGCTGGGGAAGCGGTCCTGGAGGCGCACGATGTCGCCGAGCGCGGCAGAGATGTAGCCGCCGTCGATGTCGCGCAGCGCGTGGAAGTACGCCTTCGCGTTCTGCGCGTCGAAGCTGGCGGACGGGTAGATGAGTCGTAGTTGCGCCGCCATCGGCCGGAACTCGTCAGCTGTCAAGGTCGGACTCCATGATCGCCATCGCGTCGCGTGTCGAGCGGGACAAGAGGCTCGTCGGCGCGGGGCCGGTGCCGAGCGACGACCAGTGCTTGACGAACGCTTCGGGGGTGAGCATGCAGCCTGCGAAGCGGAGCCGGTAGCGGGCGGCGCGCAGGTCGATCTCTGCCGGGGTCGCTTCGACGGCGTCGAGTGCTTTCACGCACTTGCCGATGCGGCTGGCGGCTGCCTTGTCGCCGCGTTCGGGTTGCCAGCCGATTGCTGCGACGACGGCGTCCCACGTCGCGTTGCGCCTGGCGGGGAGGTCGGGCATGGTGGTGGTCTCCTTCCTGGCCGGGGGCGGGCCCTGGCCCTTTGGCTACGCCTAGCGTAGCGCATGCGCTGCAAGGCTCCCGGGCGCTCGCCGGTGTCGATGTCGATGCTCTGAGTCCAGCGTGCTTCTGAGGGGGTGCTTCCCCTCCTGTAGGTGTACCAATGGGGCTCCTGATGGGAGCGTGAGCACCGAGCGGGCCTTCCTTGGCGACGGGCCTTCTCCCACCGCCTCACCCCTACCCGGCATCGACGTCGGCCCAGCGGATGAAGTCCGCCACCCCCGCGGCGTACCCGGTCTGTCGTCTGCTGCGGTGTCCTCGGCGGTGCTGATCGCCCGCTCTCGCCAGTTCCGCTTGGCGAAGGTTCCCGGGGGCCCATCCCCGCGTGTCCGCGGGCTACAGGTGAAGGGGGGTGCCCACTCCGTCCGTCGATGCACTTCTCGGGCTGCTATCGACGAGCTATCCGTTGCGTATGCTAGGCTCTACCCCGTTCTGTTTTGTTCACTCGGAGGCACCCGCACCGGCCAGGTGTAGAGGGTGCCTTCGACGTTCAGGGGGTCCCTGAGCGCGGGGAGACCCTAGCAGACCGGGACCCGGGCACGCGGCCCGTCCTCAGCCCCACTGAAACGACCGTCGAGCTCGCGTGATCGACGCTGGCTCGAGCGAGCCGGTCGGGGCCCTGGAGCGCTCCGCTATGCTGCCCTGGCAAGGGCGCGGGAGCCTTCCCGGGCCAGCCACGACGACCAGGAGTGTCGATGACCACCACGCAGACGCGGCCGAAGGCCGCGCAGCCCGCCGAAGACGCGGGCCTGCCCGACTCGCTGCACGCACGCAAGGCGCGCGTGCTCGCCGGAGTCGAGCGCATCCCGAAGCTCGGCATCAACAAGGAGCAGGGCTACCCGTTCGCGCGCGAGTCCGACATCGTCGACGCGCTCCGCACGCTGCTCGCCGAGAACGGCATCAGCCTGACGGTGCAGATGAACGACGTGCAGCGGTGGGAGATCACGTCGGCGAAAGGCACGCGCGGCACCGGCATGCTCGTCGACCTCATGTTCACGCTCTCGACAGAGAAGAACGAGGTCGAGACGGTGCGGTGGATGGGCGAGTCGACCGACTTCGGCGACAAGGCGCTCCTGAAGGCGATCACCGCGGCGAAGAAGTCGTACCTGACGAACACGTTCCTCATCTCGACGGGGGACGACCCGGAAGCGACGCCGCACGTCGAACACGCCCCGTCGATGCGGGACGCCGCGTTCGCCGTCTCCGAAGGCCAGTCGAAGCGGCTGTTCGCGCTCGCCAAGCAGCACGAGTGGGGCCTCGACTACCGCGACGTCGTGAAGCTCGCGACGCGCATCTTCACGCGCACGAAGGCGCAGCCGACGGGGACCGACAACCCGCACCGCATCCCATCGAAGGCGACGTACGAGAAGGTCTCGGACTTCATCGAGGCGGGCCCGGACGACGCGAAGGTCGACGCGCTCGCGAAGATGCAGGCGAAGGTCGACGCCGCCGTGATGGCAGAGGCAGACGCGGGCGAGTACGGAAGGCCCGTCGCCGAAGCGGTCGCGGAGATGGTGAAGACGAAGACGCCCGAACCGACCGACCTCCCACCCGACCCCGACGACGCCGACGTCCCCTTCTAGATGGACAACGACGCATACGATGTGATCGCGTCCGCCGCCGACCTGCTCGGCGACGCCGCCCGCTTCATCCGCAATCAGGCGCTCGGCGTGTACGGCATCCGCATGGCCGTACGCCTCGAAGCGGAACAACGCCGCCTGAACGCCGTCGCGGAGGCGACGCGGCGCGAGGCGTGGGTGAAGGAGTACCGGTGAGGTACCACGACACGTCCGCGGAGCGCCGACCCTACCTCGGCGAGCCGCGCACGCTGCTCCCCACCGCGTCCCACGCGAACGGCACCGCCACGCCGCGCAGGCCACTCGCGCCGTTCGGCACGCCCAGCGCCGCCGACCTACCGTCGACGTGCGAATCGTCCGACTACCTGTACTTCACCGCCACGGGCCGCTGGCCCGACGACTCCTGAGGGAGGACCACCATGCCACTGGAACTGATCCCGTACATCACGGAGGTGACGAGCGCGGGCGTGCGCGACATCCCCGCCGCCATCTTCGACACCGACACCGGCGAAGTCGTCGCGCTCGACAAGGCGCCGACGGACCTGCTCGCCAGCTTCGTCGACGCGCTCCGCGACCAGAAGCAGCAGATCGACGCCGCGATCCGCGAGATCACGATCGAGGCGTGCCACCGAGCCGACCTGCAGAACCGCACGCAGATCGTCGGCGACGAGTGGATCATCACCGTCGACGGCGCGGGCGACAAGCCGATCTACGACGACGACAAGCTCGCGGCGATCGTGAAGCGCCTCGTCAAGCAGGGCATCCTGTCGAAGGAGGCGGGCGCGGAGATCATCGTGCAGACGTGGAAGGTCGACGGGTTCGCGCTCAGGCGAGCGATGAAGCGGCCCGCCGTCGCGACGGAGGTCGCCGCGGCGATCACCGAGTACGTGTCAAAGCCGCGCCGGATCGTGAAGCTGGCGAAGTCGTGACCGCGCACTCCTACCGCGGCTGGAGTCCCTACATCCGGGCAACACGCGACGTGATCAGGCACTACGTCGAGGTCCAGGTCCGCGCCGCCGAGGAGCGAGTGGAGTTCGTCCGCCATGCCCGCAGGGGCAAGCCATGAGCGACCAGCTGGAGTACTGGCTCGCCGAGCTGGCGGCGGTCGAGGCGAAAGTCGCAGCCGAGGCTCGCCGCCACGCCGACAGCGTCGCTGCGCTCGCAGAGCGCCGGGTGGCAGTGTTCGACGCGTTGATCACCACGGATGCGTCGATGGCGTACTTCGACGCGTTGAGGCGGGGCCATGACGGCCAGGGATGACGTCGAACGGGTCCTCTACGACCACCTCGACCGCGTCCCGTTCGGGCTCGTCGACGACCTGGTCGCGCTGATCGACGTGGACATCGACACGTCGAGCATCGACAAGCGGCGGATCGGCCGTTTCCAGGCCGGGGCGCAGACGACCGCCAGGAACGCAGCGATCAGCGCCTATCCACGCTCCGGGACGCAGCGTCGACGCGTGTTCGACGCGATCGCGCAGGCATGGAGAGACGACCGCATCGGCCTGACGGATGACGAGATCGGCCGCGTCCCCGGCATCTCCGACACCGCGCACCGCACCCGCCGCAACGAGCTGGTCGACGGCGGCTGGGTACGCGCAACGGAAGCGACGCGGCCGTCGACGACGGGAGAGCCGTCGATCGTGTGGGCACTGACGGAGCGCGGCCGCATCGCCGCAGCGATCTGATGCCGATCATGATCGTCGCCGCCGTCGAACGCAGGGCGATCTTCCTCTGGTCGTACTGCGTCGTCACGGACCAGCACCTGATCGAGGAGGGCACGCGGCACACCCGGAAGGCTGCAACGGCAAGGGCCGACGCCGTCATCGACAGGCTGCTCGGGATGCAGAAGGACATCGCGTACGCCGCTGCACGCCGCGGCCACGACATCAGCGTCCTTGCGACGGAGGTCACACGCCACTACCCTTCCGCATAGGTGGCCGTATGCTCGACATCATCGACGACAGCCTGCACGGAGACTCCGTGCGCGTCTGGTCGCGCCTCGACGACGACGCGCTCGCGTTCCTCGTCGTCGAAGGCGTCCTGACGGAGTACGACGCGCAGACGGCGCGTCGCATCCGCGAACGCATCCTCGATGAAGATCGCTGACACGCGCGGGATGGCGGGCCAGCGCTGGCGCTGCTGGCTGCTCCGGGGCCACCAGTGGCAGCGCTGGTCCGTCGGCCCGTCCGGGTGGACGACGAGGAGGTGTCGGCGGTGCGGCGCGGGCCAGGTCGACATGACGCGTTAGAGGCCGACTGGCAACGCGTCGTCGTCGACGCCGCGCACGCGTTCGGCTGGCGCGTCGCGCACTTCCGCCCCGCGCTGACGGAGAAGGGGTGGCGCACACCCGTCGAGGCGGACGGCAAGGGCTGGCCCGACCTCGTCCTCGTCCGCGACCGCGTCATCTACGCCGAGCTGAAGTCGAAGACGGGTCGGCTCTCCGCGGACCAGGTCGAATGGGTCCGGCGGCTCGAGCGGGCGGGCCAGGAGTGCTATGTGTGGCGTCCCGGCGACTTCGCCGAGGTCGAGCGGATTCTCCGCCCTGGCGGCGCGCCCGGGCGCTCCCGGGGGGCTGCTACGCTCAGCGGGAGCGCCCGCGCGCCCGGGGCGTGACCACCACCACGGCCAGGAGGCCAGCATGGCACACGAACTGGAGCACGACCGCTCCGCCGTCTACGCGCGCAGTCGCGCCGCGTGGCACAAGCTCGGGATCGTCCTCCCCGACGACGCGCTGACGACACAGCGGATCTTCGAGCTGATCCCGGAGATCGCGAGCCCCGTCGAGTCGCAGCCCGTGTTCACCATCTACGGCGACGAGGCCGTGATCGCCGACGGCTACGCCGCGAACGTCCGCTCGCTCGACGGCAAGCTGCTCGGGATCGTCTCCGACCGCTACCGGATCGTTCAGAACGCGGAGCTGTTCCAGCTCGGCGAGGACATCGTCGACGTCGGCGGCGCGATCTGGGACACCGCCGGGACGCTCCGCGACGGCAAGTACGTCTGGGGCTGCATGAAGCTCCCGGACGACCTGAAGGTGCTCGGGATGGACTCCGAGACGATGGAGGCGTACATCATGCTCGGCAACAGCTTCGACGGTTCGACCGGCGTCGTCGCTTCCGCCAGCTACGTGCGCACGGTGTGCATGAACACCTGGCAGGCGGCGGTCGGCGGCGCGTCGCGCAAGTGGTCGCTCCGGCACACCGAGAGCGTCGGCGGCCGCATCCGCGAGGCCCGCGACGCGCTCGCGCTGACGATCAAGCTCGGCGACGCGATCGCCGAGGAGGCCGAGGTGCTCGCTCGACAGTCGATCACGCCGTCCGACGCGCTGAAGCTGACGAAGCGGCTGATGCCGGTGCCGAAGCAGGGCGACGTCACCGAACGCACGCTGAAGAACGTCGAGGAGCGCCGGATGGCGCTGCACGACCTGTACATGACGGCCGACAACCTGGAGAACATCCGCGGCAACAAGTACGGGTGGCTGCAGGCCGTCGGAGAGTACGAGCAGCACGTCGTGCGCCGGAGCGTCGAGAAGCGGTTCGAGGCGCTGCTGGAGGAGGACGGCGCGCTGTTCGGCAAGGCCCGCACGATCCTGCTGGAGGCGTGATGTTCAGCGCCTTCCACGCGGGCGTCGAAGTCGTCGCTGAGCGGACGCCGTACGCCGCTCAGCGACGCGCAGCGCACTGGCTCGACGAGCACCCCGACGTCGAGTCGCTGTCGATCACCTGCGACGACCCGAAAGTGCCGGGGGAGTGGGTCGTCAGGCAGTCGACGAAGGCCGAGTGGATCAGCTCGTACTGACGTCGATCAGGGGGGGGGGGGCCGGTAGCGGGGTCGCCC